CCCAAACAGGGACAGCCCGATCAATAAAATCGCGAGCCGCATTACATATCTCAAAACCGGGACCTCCAAACGCAAACTGCGTGATGTTGAACCTGACTGGAGAGATATCACAGCCTTTCCAAAACATCTTACCACAAAATACGGTAACCGTGTGAGAAACAACAGTTTTTCTCATGTTAAGGCTCGCACCTACAAATTCATAAGCAGCTAGAACTCCCGAAGGGAGACCAGCGCAGCATAAGTCATCATTGGCATGTGCCATTCCGCTGAGTGTGAGAGTTCGCTCTCTACTTTGTCTCCAAAGTGAAAAAGCTAGTGCTACACACCCAAGCTCATAGCAGCCCTTAAGGCCCATGAGAGGTAATTGAGTATTAAAGACCTTTCCACCACCTGAGCACTTTAGTGCCCCAAGGTAGCGGAGGAAGCCTCTTTCACCCATTCTCCTTGTCATCATCTCTAGTAGATCAATGTCTAATGAGTCAGTGAATGCCGAGGCATCAGCGGACACGATCAGACGGGGTTCTTCTGAGAAGACTCTAGAACGCTCGTGACCCACCTCCTGGTTAAGCGAAACATCAGGAATAAATCCGTGAAGGATGTTCCTACATGCTCGATAAACAGTCGATGAGTGGACAAGCGGTGAGTAGTACGGGCATATGCCACGGTACTTACCACCCGATTCTAATAGAATCATCAATTTACCATCGACTTGATGAGGAGGACAAGCGAAACGCTCGTTCACATCATCAACCCTAAGTAAATGCCTATACACTGCAATAGGTATTTTACTCATAAACGATCGGTTAGATCGCTTTGCAAGTGATTTAAGCGAGTAACATGTCGGATCAAGGAAAACTTCTCCCTCGACGGGATTAGCTCCTGGAGTATCCAAGGGTTCCCTAGTTGGTTCAAAGCGAACAAATTCAAGGAACTTGTCGAATTCTTCTCCATACAAGGCTTCGTAACGCAAAACATTAGACTCATTAACGGAGATATCCGAGATCCTATCGACATAGTCGATAAGAGCCTTCCTCCGCCCACGGGCGGATGAAAGCTTGAGCATTTTGCCAATTGAGAGGACTGTTATAAGTCTCTGTACCGCTAAACTGGCTTTTACACCAGAAGACAGTACGCGGTCAGGCTCACTCCTCGAAAGTGAGCGAAGCCTACCAAAATACCAGCCAAAAGGCTTTGGTAACCCATTCCGTTTAACGGGAACGAGAAACTGTGACCTTAATGGAATGTCATCTCCAAGCGTACGTAGTCCTAATATAGGAAAAGCAGCAAGGATTTTTAGGAATCCATTACGCTCACTGCGTAAGCGGGAGACCATGTAC